AATTTATTTTTTAATTATTTATTTATAAAAATCCATGATTGCTTGGATGGGGTACGCATAAAGAAATGACACCATATTTAGAGTGCTTTAATTGGCACTTGAAATACATGAATTCGAATATTGAGAAAGGGTGGAATAACTACTAACCCCCAAAAAATTGATTGTGCAACATATATAAATATAAAATCATATATATATATTAGTTATCTATAATGTCATCTCAAAAATTCATGCATAATGAATACAAGGCGCCCTCGAAAATTATTGGGGTCCAATTTAGTATGTTATCACCAGAAGAAATCCGTAAAAATTCCGTTGTGGAAGTGACCTCCCGTGATACATACATCAATAATAAACCTGTAATAGGTGGATTATTTGATCCCCGAATGGGGGTATTGGAACCCGGACTATTGTGTCCTACCGATGGCTTGTCTTATATAGATACTCCTGGTTATTTCGGTCATATTGAATTGGCGCGACCAGTCTTTTTCATACAACATCTCAAAGAAATCATAAAAACATTCAAATGTGTATGTTTCAAATGTAGCAAACTTCTTATTAACAAAAAACAGCATTTGCATGTTCTCAAAATGTCCAATGAAAAAAAATGGGAATATGTTTCTGGATTGTGTGCGAAAATCAAACGATGTGGCGATGCCATTGAAGATGGATGTGGGTGCAGACAGCCCGATAAAATAAAGGTGGAAGGAATGGCCATGATATATGCACTATGGGACAAAATCGAAACGGAAGAAAGCGTGGAAACTCTCAAAATCCGAATAACACCAGAAACCATGCTGAAAATATTCAAACGCATTTCGGATGAAGATGTCCAGTTCATGGGATTCAATCCTTTATGGTCCCGTCCCGATTGGATGATATGTCAAGTATTACCAGTTCCCCCGCCCGCTGTTCGCCCATCGGTAAAACATGATGCCCAACAACGCAGTGAAGACGATTTGACACACATTTATTCCAATATTATAAAAACAAATAATGATTTGATGAATAAATTGAAAGAAAATGCGCAATCCAATGCGATTGAAGGGTTAACCACATTGTTGCAATATTTTGTTGCCATGATTGTCAACAACAAAGTAAAAGGTTCGGAACCCATGGCGCAACGTTCCGGTCGCCCATTGCAATGCATTACAGGTCGTATTAACAGTAAAAATGGTCGTATTCGCGGTAACTTAATGGGAAAACGTGTGGATTTTAGTGCGCGTTCAGTCATTACAGGTGATCCCAATTTATCCATAAAACAATTAGGTGTGCCTCTGAAAATTGCAATGAACATTACAAAACCCGTTGTGGTGAATGACCGCAATCGCAAATTCTTGTTGAAACTGATTCAAAATGGACCCGATGTACACCCTGGCGCAAAAATATTAGAAAAGAAAAACGGCGAAAACATTTCATTGCGGTATGTAGACCGCTCTTCCATTATTCTGGAAAATGGCGATATTGTACATCGTCACATGATGGATGAAGATGCCGTATTATTTAACCGTCAACCTTCGTTACATCGTATGTCAATGATGTGTCACGTTGTGAAAATTATGAAACGCGGAGATACATTTCGCATGAACGTGGGCGTAACCCGTCCATACAACGCCGATGGACTTTTGACTGCATAATTCGTAAGGAAAATCGCAATCAATGTCGGCAACAGGGAGTGTTAAAAACATGCTACTCTCTAGTGAATATAACATATAAATTCTTGGTATAAACTGTATAAAAAATAATTGGTATATAGTAAATGGAAATTGTTGGAGATACAAATCTTTTAGTAAGTTGTTCACGATGTGGTATACAAAAAGAGAGATGTGAATTCATTAAAAATCGTAATATTTGTAAGGCGTGTGATAATAAAAGAAATTGTGAAAAATATAAATTATCTAAATGTAAACCTGTTATTGATAAATGTTGTATTAAATGTAATATTACAAAACCAACAACAGAGTTTAATCATTGTAGAAATTTATGCAAAGAATGCAATAATTTGAACCGCCGTGAAAAATACAAAAATAATGAAGAACATCGCTTGAAAGTAATTCAACAACGACGCGAATTTAAACAAAAAAAAATTGCCGAAAAACATCGTTTAAAAGAAGAAACCATTGGAAAAGATAATAAATTGTGTCGTCTTTGTATACAAATAAAACCCATGGATAAGTTTCGAAATAACCGTTTAAAATGTAAAGATTGTTTGAGAGATATTCCACTTGACAAACTCAAACGAAATATACGCTCACGAATTTGGATAGCACTAAAAAATAAAGAGAATCATACGATTCATTATTTAGGTTGCAATACTAATTCATATTTAAAATGGTTGTTAACTTATAACGAAAACTATACTATTGAAAATCGTGGAAAAGAATGGCATATAGACCATGTTATACCACTTTCACGATTTGATTTAGATGACAAAGACGAACAACTACTTGCATTTAATTGGAGAAATACAATGCCATTATCTGCAAAAGAAAACTTATCCAAAGGCAATAATATTGATAAAAAACAGATTGAACAACATTACATCCATTTATTAAAATACCACAAAGACCATAATATAGAATTACCAAAAGAATTTATTGATTTATTTGCAAAACACCTTGTTGCGGGAAACCCCTTAGAGCCTGTACTATCTAATAAATAGTATTGACCACTACTAAGTTTATGTTGGAAACTTCATAAATGGCCGAGATTGGAACTCGGGTATAGTAAAAATGTGGAGGATTGGGCAATCCGCAGTGTTACTTCCTAATGTCGTTTGGCAGACTATGGAAGGCATTCAGAGACTGAACGGGTGTTGGTGAACAATGAAGGATTAGCCATCCTGAGTTTGCTTAAGATACAGTCCGGCCTTTTGGGAAACCTTAAGGGGCCACCGTTTGATGGCGATGAGATGAATATGCACATGCCACAGAATGTGCTAGGTGAAACCGAATTACGTAATTTGGCGGCAATCCCCTATCAAATTATTAGTCCCGCTGGAAATTCACCTATTATTGGCATTTATCAAGATTCGATGTTGGGATCATACCGTATTAGTCGACCCAATATTGAGTTTTCACACCGCGATGCCATGAATTTACTTATGATGTATAAACACGTAGATATTAGCAAATTCCCCGACAAAAAATCCAAAATAAGCAATTTTGATGTATTATCCCAAATATTGCCCCCGTTAACTGCAAAATACAAAACCAAATTGTTTGAAGATAACGAAGATGCCGAAATATCCAACAATGTGTTGGAAATCCGCAATGGCAAATATGTACGCGGACAAATGGAAAAATCCGTATTATTAAGTAGCACCAAAGGTATTATACACCGCATTTGCAACGATTTCGGAAATAATGCCGCCTCCAATTTCATAGATGATTTACAGAATATTGTTACAGAATACATGAAAACGAGTTCATTCAGTGTGGGTGTAAGCGATTTGATTGCAGACCGCAAAACTGCCGCGGAAATTATACAAGTTATTAGTGATCAAAAAATGGAAGTGCAAAGTGTAATTGACCAAGTCCATTTGGGTATTTTCAAAAACAATACTGCATCTTCCAACAATGTGGAATTTGAAACCCGCGTAAACAATTTGTTGAATAAAGCCACCGAAAAATCGGGTAAAAAAGGTCGCGAAAGTCTCAGCAAAAACAACCGATTTCTTATGATTGTAAATTCGGGGTCGAAGGGGTCGCTCATCAACATTTCTCAAATGATTTCGTGTTTGGGACAACAAAATGTCGACGGCAAACGAATTCCTTATGGGTTTGACAGTCGTACACTTCCCCACTTCAACAAATTCGACGATTCCCCCAATGCCCGTGGGTTCATTGAAAATTCATACATATCCGGTTTAACCGCTCCCGAATTATTCTTCCATGCAATGGGTGGTCGTATTGGTCTTATTGATACTGCGGTAAAGACTTCGCAAACGGGTTATATTCAGCGCAGATTGATTAAAGGTCTGGAAGATTTGAAAGTCGAATATGATATGAGTGTTCGTAACAGCAAGGGTAAAATTGTGCAATTTTCATATGGCGATGACAGTTTCGATTCCACAAAAGTAGAAAATCAGTTTATTCCACTTGTCAATATGAGCATTGAAGACATATACATGCATTATGATATTGTAGGATTAAACGATTATGACAATGATTTGTTATTAATATACAGCAAAGGTACTCTATCCCGTATTAAGAAACAGCGCGAAGAAAGCAAGAAAAAATGCAAAACCTATATTCATAGAATGATTGAAGAGCGCGATTCTATTATGAGCGATATTTTCAAAAACAAAAACGAGAATTCCATTAAAATTCCAGTGGCATTCCAAAATATTATTACAAATATTCAGGGACAACTCAATTTGAATGCAAATTCGGTTGTGGATATTAGCCCACTCGAAGCCTTTGAATTAATCGAAGAATATTATGAAAAACTGAAAGGACTCCCTTATATTTCACCCAATAAATTGTTTGGAATCATGTATTACTTCTATTTATCTCCCAAAGATCTTCTTGTGAACAAACGGTTTCACCGCAAAGCCCTAATATTGCTGTTAGAAACCATTATATTGAAATACAAACAAGCCATTGTACATCCCGGTGAAATGGTGGGTGTTATTGCAGGGCAATCGATTGGAGAACCCACTACACAATTGACATTGAATACTTTCCATTTAGCGGGTGTTGCAACCAAATCCAATGTGACACGCGGTGTACCACGCATTGAAGAATTGTTGAGACTTACTAAAAATCCCAAAAATCCATCCCTCACGGTGCATTTGAAACCCTTTGATGAATTGGAACAAGACAAGGCCATTAAATTTGCCAATATGATGGAACATACCAAATTGGTCGATTTAGTAAAATCCGTACAAATCTGCTTTGACCCATTGGAACAATCCACATCCATTGAAGAAGATCGATTGTTGTTGGAACAATTCTTAGAATTTGAAAATGTATTGGAAGATTGTTTGGACAAAGTCGATTTTTCGAATATGGAAAACAATACATCGAAATCAAAATGGATTGTACGCATGGAAATCGATGCCGAATTGTTGTTGGACAAAAACATTACCATGGATGATATTCATTTTGCCATTAAAAACAGTCACTACGGCAATGATGTAAACTGCGTATATTCCGATTATAACATGGACAAATTAATATTCCGCATACGATTAAACAGCAATGTATTTTCCAAGAACAAAAAGAAGGGGGTGGCAGAAGCCCTTGACCAGTCCGATGAAATTTATTTGTTACGCAATTTCCAAGACAATCTTCTCAACAATATTGTATTGCGCGGTATTAATGGCATTGAAAATGTTACCCCCCGCAAACTACAAAACATGACAATAAAAGAAGACGGCAAATTCGTGAGAAAAGATGTATGGATATTGGATACTACAGGAAGCAATTTGTTGGATACACTGGGATTGGATTTCATTGACAATAGTCGCACCTATAGCAATGATGTCAAAGAAATATTCGATGTGTTTGGAATCGAAGCCGCTCGTCAAGTCCTATACAATGAATTCGTAGATGTGATGGAATTCTCCGATGTTTACATCAATTATCACCATTTGAGTTTGTTGTGTGACCGTATGACAAATACTCAGAATATGGTATCTATATTCCGTTCAGGTATTTTGAATGATGACATTGGACCCATTAGCAAATCAACTTTTGAGGTGCATACCGAAGTATTGTTGGATGCAGCCCGTCATGGAGAATTCGACCACATGCGCGGGGTATCGTCTACTGTTATGATGGGACAATATGGATATTATGGAACCAATGCTTTCAATTTGGTATTGGATTTGAAGGAAATGGAGAACTTGGATAGTGCAGTGGTGAATACAAGCAATGCTGTGGATGAAATTGACAAGATGTTTAGTGTTGTCAAAATCGACGAAGATGCATGTTCCAAATCGGCTATTGAAATTAAAAATAATATATCTACCATCAAACATCAAGATAGTGGTATATGCGACGATGCATATAACATTGGATTTTAGAGTGATTCTCTGAGTAAACCCTATAAAATTATAGATAATACATTATATAATCCATAACTACAACACACCAATATATATTATATATTAAATAATTCAATATATAATATATTTTTTTATTGGAATATACACCTATTTACGCACTTACATACACTCCACCTTATAAAAATTCTATTTTACACTTTCCAAATAGTCTTGGAGGGACTGTATATTATTTGAATATTCTGACAATCTTCCCGAAATTGCATTTTGTACAATGTTCTCAAATTCAGGGATTTCATTTAAATAATAACTTTTGGATATTAAATGATAAGATAAGGGTTGGTTTAAATTGTTCAATGTGGGCGATCGAATAAAATAGTGTTTTTCGCGGTATTTTTTACCGAGAATTAACCACTCTAGGGATGCATTGATACCTCGCAATTTGGTGCGTGAAAACAAACACGCCTGTATTTTTGCCGCCTCATTGAAAATCCATATATCTAAATCACTAATATAATATTCTTCACTCATAATAACTGTTTCCAATGAATAGGTGCCACTCATGATTTTCTGAACAATCTTATGTTTCCCCTGATTTTTCAATATTTTTAATAGTACATCCTTGTATTTAACATAATAGGATGAATATCCATTCCACAAAGTGGTTTTCACCGATTGTACCGAAATTTGCTTTTTATATTTGTCTTGAAACATGTAAATCAAAATATAGAAAGTGCAACTTGTAGATGTATTTTTAAATATAATTTCTTTTGCCTCTTTATTGAATATGCGTGCCCATATACTGTCACGACTATTTCCAATAACATCGACTGTTTCTTTAATACATTCAATAATATTATCATTCAACCTATTTTCCACTTCAGTACTTTTTGCCAATTTTTCTTGTTCTTCCAAAGTTATGGCTTCATTGGAATAGGCTTGTGTAATTTGCGGTTTTGCATTCTCATAATTCACAATACCAATTTGAGAACTTGTATTGAATGCCACCAAATTTTTCAAATAATCCGCATTGATGGAGGATTGGATTAAAATAAATTCATCGGGATTGATTTTATAGTCAGTATTTGTAATATTCAAATATTGTTTGGGTTGGGTCATAAACAAACGTATTCGTTTATAACGCAACAATTCATCCGCCACGCGTGCATAATAAATGATTTCATTGTCTTCCCCGCTTATTAAATGTTTTTTGGGAATGGCAAAATGGCATTTTCCATCCTCTTTTCTTATACAATATGCAGAAGAAGGGTCCCCGCAATTGCGCGAAGAACATGAGAGTTCATCGAGTTTCAAGAGTATTGCTTCGTCCATTTCATCAAACGAAATGGATTCCCCTACAATATATTTCAATATTTCAATGATTTTTTTCAGTTTTGTTTTATGGGGTAACCCATCATTTTCAAATAATTGAAACAACGTTTTTTTGTATTCCATGTTATCATATTTATTTAAAAAGTTACGAATGTAACTGCGAAACAGGGAATAAAACTGACTTTCCAAGGAAATGCGTTTAATCATTTCTTCGCGTTCATTGTCTATTTTGGTCGTTGTGGTAATGACTTTGTCTGCAATTAAATAATTGGATGTAGATATTTCTTGTAAATCATCTTGACCAATATTTTCCGAAGGGGGGTTTATTTGTACAAACTGATTGGTTTCTGTAAGAATCCCTACAATCAAATTGCCATCCAATACTTTTATTTTGGGAGAACATAGGATTTTCCCATTGCTCGCAACATTGATTTCTTCCAATTGTTCGAGTGTGCTCTTATAATCTGTCCATAATCCATTTTCACTGTCCATGAATTCTTTGGGAATATCATTCAATACTGAAATTGTAATGGAAGGCAAACATGGAACAAAAACAAATTTGGAAGAATCCCCTTGAGAACTTGTTACCAATCCAATGACTTTGTATTGATAATTATACACTTGGGTTTTTACTACATAACCATGTTTTTTGAGAGACTGATACAATTCCAACAATGGAATATTTTTCTTGAACTTATATATTCGCGGTAAACTCGGATTGGGAGAACAATAAGTATTTGTAGATTTTTCTATAATCATCATAAGAGGTTTTAAGGATTTGGGTGCAACATTGGGATAAAATGTTTTCAGTTTACTAATGACCCCGTCTTTCTCGTAATATTTATATATTGGTTCGTAAAAATCGTCGCGCTTCAATATAATTACACTCTTTTTACGAATGTCGAATTTTTTATAAGCAGAATTGGTCGGACATAAAATCTTAATATTATCTGTTATATCATTGGATTGCAAATCAATAATAATTAAATTCAATCCTCCTTTTATTAAATTCGGATTGTCATTGGTGAGAACATCCCACAAATAAGTATGATTGATTACACTTGCATCATTGCTTATATAATCCATAAAATTATTGTAGGCTGCAATGGTTTCTTCTAAGAAATCGCGCTGGACTTCGTCAGACATGTTTAATGATTTATAAAATTCGGTGGATTCAAAAGGGGAAAAATCGATTTCTTGGGTGGGGGTTTTTCGAAAAACGGAAACCAAATATCCGTTGTTATATTTTATAAACCGATCCAAATCAATGGCAGTTTTCATAATAGTCCGCATTTCTTTTACTGTGGGTACTTTCTCCACATCCACAATGTCATTGGAATCCGCATACAATTCTGCAACAATACCCATAAACGATTGATTAGGATATTGTTCAATGCCATAACGCAACAAACATTCTGTTTCGGTTTTAATAAATGCGGGATTGTTGGGTTGTATACAATCATTGTTGTTTGTTTGTAAGAATTTTTGGACAATTAGGGGTAAAAATCCGAAACGATGGCGCTGTTTAATAGGGAATGTTTCATTGCTTATAATATAACCAATGTTCTGGGCATCTTTTTCTGTGCGTTCTTTTATTTTAAGGGGTCGTCCACGTTTGGCTTTTTCTTCTTCTTGATTGAATTGCCAGTTTTGTTTGGGTTTTTTGAAACAGCAGGGTAACCCATACCCTTTGGGATGTTTCCCTTTTTTAAACCCGGGATAATGATATATGTAATTGCCATTTTGGTCAAAATGTTCTTTGGGGGTATTGAATTCATACACAAATGCATCTTTGGGAACTTTCTTTTCCCCACGAGGTATAATCTTGTCGGGTACCCCCTGTTTTGCGCATTTTCCGGCAATGACATCCTCCTCTGTCATACTTGTATTGTTTAATAAACACCAATATCGGGGACATATGTAATAATAGGGGTTCTTGGGATCACTACCATAGCGAATATATTCTTTGTATGTTTTGGGGTCTTGTTTTTTGAATTCACTTTCACTCAATACAACGGGTTGGATGTTTAAATTCGATTGACAAATCCGTGAATACCCATCATAGTTCTCATCTTCTTCGGAAACAAAAAGCGCAGGATCGCGGTCTTTCATCATAGCAAAGAATATATTGGGGTTTTTGAGGGGTTTCCCCACTGGATTTATTTTGTATTCATGATTTTTCTCGGGAATATCTTGAGAACTTTCAGTTTCCTGGGAGGAGGTTGAATCACCCACAATTTCAGGGGTCTTCGACCCCTTTTTTTCTTGAGGTCGAGGAATACGTTCTTTAGATATACTTTTATTATTATTCATTTTTTGAAAGGTTGGGAGAACATTTACAATGGATTTTCCTTTTCCCCCACTAGTCTCACTAGTCCCAACACTCCCCTTACTTCCACTAGTCCCACTGTTTTCTTTTTCAGATTCTTCAGGTTCTTCTTCGTCGTCGTCATAAAAAAATAATCCACCTTCTTCATCATCATCTTCTTCGCTTTCGTCAAAGACTTCTTCGTCTTCTTCTTTTTCTTTCTCCACCATCATAAATTGTACCGGTTGAATTTCCTTTATTATTTGCGGATCAATTATTTTAGTGGACACTACATTATCCACATGCGGTTTATCGACTTCGTTTGTTAACTTTACTGATTTTCCTTGTATTAATTTGTTAATTTGTGTTAATACTTTACCAGTGGTATCGGGGTATTGTGTGACTCTCATTAAACTGTCTATATAGATGTCGAGAACATTCAAGAATTCCAAATTGTAAATGCCGCTTATTTCTATTTCTAACTTGTTAGATAATCCAACCACTTTGCATTTTACTAAGAATCCACTGTTTTTATTTTCTTCTTGAAAATTGTCAATACGTTTGAATCGCAATATTGTTTCATCCTCATTTTCTTCTGTAATATCAAATACACTGGATATCCAATTGGTATATTTGTCGAAATTCAATTCCTTCTGTATTTCGACTTGATAAAATGATTTCAAATTCAATATATCTACATTGGATTGGGTTAGTGATTCTATAAGACCTATTTTGAATCCAGTTTGAATTAAAAATCCGTTTATGTTCTCAATGACTGGATTTGCAATTTTGATTAATAATTCACTAATTTCTTCTATTGATATAGGTTGTTTTTGTTTGGAATACAAGATTACATCCCCGTTGTTTTCAATGTCCATAATAATAGGTGATTCTTTGGAATCTACTTCTTGTAAATAAAATGAAATTTTCTTAGTTCTTGCCATTTCTTTGGACAATTTCAATATTACATTTTCGGATAACACCGGTATAAATTTGCCATCATTTGTTTTTTTCTGTGTATACAATCTGTAAATGTTCTCTTGACGGTTTCCTGGATTGTATTTTATAAAAGGAATTTTCGAATTCGCATGAACATTTTTAAAAATAACCTCCAAAGGCAATTTACTTTGATGCATAGACGATTGAATCTTTATATGAAATTCGGTAATCCCGCGATTCAAATAAGGAATATTCTTAGTTGGAATGCGCTGATAATATACATCATAAAACATAGTTACCCTATTGTATAATAAAAGCGTCTTCTTATTGATTTGTTCTCGATTTTCTTTAATTAAGTTCCCTTTTTCGGTTTGCAAATCTTCTAGACTGGTAATTGAATTGTTAAACAACAAAGGAAAATAATATTCAATTATTTTTTCGGAATGAAACTCTTTTTCATTTGCAAAGAAGAGAACATTTTCTGCAGTGCATACATATATAGTATTTTGATATATAGAATAATTCAATAACAACTGATTTTCAAATGACAACAATATATTTTTGTTTGTTTCAGTGGTTTCTATAAAATCCAAACTGCTAATATTTTCAGAATACAATGAAAATGGATTTGCACAAAACAAATGATCGTCATAATTGGAGAACTTTTTCCCAAAGGGAACTGAAAAAATGGAGGGGGATTCTTTATTTTGATTAATCATGTTCTCCATCACTTCTACAAAATCTTCAAAACTATACACTTCTTTTTCCTCTTCTTCTATTTTTTCGAGTGGCAATCCCATATTTATAAAGAGTTGTTTCATCATGGATAGATTAAGTGGATTATCTCCGCGAATTAACTCTTGATACAATGTTCTCCATTTCCATTGTTGGAGAACATTTACAAATAAATACAATTCATCATAACTAACAGATTCTTTGTCTAATTCGTGGCTTATTTTCTTTTTTATAACTCGCAATGAATCGTCTTTGTGTATTTGATGTTCACTATAGGTGATTTGAGGATGTTCTCTTTCAATCATACTTAATTCGCTTTCGCTAAATACAAGATTGTGATTGCTTTCATTTATAGAATTTCTTCCAAATACTATAATGTGGTTCACTCTATTCTTTGTATTTAAAATACTAACTTTATAAATATCCTGTGGGGGAACATTCGTTTTAGGAGGTTTGTATAGTTCCATTATATTATTAGGTCTATTTTTTTTGTATCCATTTTGTATAATAATAACTATGAAAAAAGCGTTACTCGTTGGAATTAACTATAAAGGCATTCCTGGCGCAACATTAAATGGTTGTATAAATGATATTGTAAATACTAGTGAAGTATTGGTAGACAGTTTTGATTATGATACAAAGAACATAACCCAATTACGCGACGATAACAATGTTGCAAGTTCATTGCCCACCCGCGCAAACATATTGTCGAATTTGAGTGTGTTAGTTTCCCAATCTTCCAATTTGAGTGAATTGTGGTTCCATTATAGTGGTCATGGATCTCAAATCCGAGATACAAATGGCGATGAAGCCGATGGATTAGATGAAGTGTTGGTTCCTGTTGATTTTCAGAAAAGCGGATTTATTGTAGACGATGAAATATTTACTATTGTGAAAAACTCCAAATGCAAAACCATACTGATTTTTGACAGTTGTCACAGTGGAAGTGTATGCGACCTTCAATGGAACTATCAATATACAAATGGATCACTAATGAAAACCATGACCACCAATAAAATGATTACAAATCCCAATGTATTTTGTTTCAGCGGTTGCAAAGATCCAGAAACAAGTGCGGATGCATATAGTAGAGAAAAACAAATGGGTGTTGGTGCGTTTACAGATACATTTCTGCGATGTTTACGCGCAAACCGTATGAATGTTGATATTTTGAAATTGTACAGTGACATATGTGTGACAATAAAACAAAGTGGATTTACACAAAGTCCTTCGTTTTCATGTTCTTCGCCATCCCCAATATATAAATTTGTTCGTGTCACTAATACACCTGTTGTGGAGAACAATGTGAAGGTGGTAGATCTTCCTATCGACCAAAAAGTGCTTGCATTGGCTCCTGCATCTGCATCTGCCTCTTCCACAGCAAAGCCAACCGTTTCCACAAAAGACATTATTAATTTTCAGGTTAAGGTGGATGTTCCCCCATCCATTGAAAATGCAATCAATACTTTTGTATTTGCATTTAATCAATATAAGAAAAAACCAACTAAACTTAAAATGACACTATAAATATTAATGTTTATATTGTATATTATTTATCACAAAATATTATACAATCATTTCTATGAAACCCTTAGCGAAGACAATAAAAAATATATTACCTTTTATGGGGTGAAGAATAAAGTTTCAAATACACAATTTGATGCGCAATGCATATATGAATATGAATTGCCACTATACAATAAAGAATTGCAAGAAAAACACTACAACGAATCCTCTGCATTTTATCACGTCTATAAAAATTGCTTACATACACCATTTGATTATGTAGGGTTTTTACAATACGATATGATATTGCCAAATAATAGTATTGATGCAATAAAAAATACAATCCAATGCAATCCTAATATTCCTATTATTTTTGCATCGCATTTTGTAAATGAGGAAAGTCAAAGCCAACTGCACGGTTCATTGCAATTGTACATAAAACCCATTTCCAATTTTGGTTCTATATTAGAAAATTATAACATGTTTTTCGGAAAAAAGTATACATTGGCCGAAATCAAGGATTCTCCATGGATTATGTGTAATATGTTTGTGATTCCAAAATACATGTATGAAAAATATATGAGATGGATATGTTGTACTTACTTTGTGTATACAATAGACGAAGAAGAATTGTCTACTATATGTTGCACACAACTAAATCGTGGTCATATTATAGAAGTATGTAGCGCATTGTTTCTTGCGGTGGAATTAATAGAAGGTGCATCCATTTGTGTTATAGATATAACTCATGACCATAGTTTACGAATATAACATTTGGTTTTATTATATAATAAATATAAAGAATTTATTATATATTCTATGGAGAATGATGAAACATGGGGAATATGCAATTCATAAAAAAACAAATACAATAATGACTACTGAAAATGCAATAAAACATGAAGAATATCAATGCCCATTATGTGAAGACGATGTTATTTTCAAAAAAGGTAAAATAGTTATACCGCATTTTTGTCATAAATATAAAACAACATGTAAAAATTATACAAACGAGAGCATAATTCATTTAAGAGCAAAACAATTATTAGAAAATGAAATTAAAAAAGGAAAAATCTTACATATTGAAAGAGAATGTTCTCGTTGCAAAAATACTTCATTATGGGAACTCGATAAATTGTCTGAAAATCATAATATAATACAAGAACATCCATTTCTTTACAACAATGTGAATCGAAAAGCAGACCTTGCATGTATAGATGAAAATAAAAATATATTATATATTCTTGAAATATGCAATACAAACCCAACCAGTTGTGAAGTTCGCCCAGAACCTTGGTTTGAATTAGATGCATATGATGTCTGTGAAAAACTACAAGACAAAAATACAGATAATGAGGAAATCCTTCAATTCCAGTGTATTCGAAAGAACTTTTGTTTGGATACAATTTCTTATGGACTATGTAATATATGTGAATTAAATTCCGAACAAGGTAAAATATATTTTAATCAGCGTGGTGCAGGTTGTGGAAAAACATATGAAAGTATTCAATTGCTTAATAGTGAGGTTTTTATTGACAAAACTATTTTTATATATTTAACAAAAATGCGCTCTGCAAAAGATGTTATATTTGAAGAATTTATGTCGCAATATAAACGGAATGCATTACCTGGATTTACTATAATTGAACAACAAAATATTGGAAATCAATATTTGATTATTTTGGAAAAACCTGATAAAACAATAATCAAAGTAATTATTGGAACCATTGATTCATTTACTTATGCCATTCAAAGTAAAACCACATCCATTCGCGGTGGTCGTGAGTATTTTCAAGAATTAGTGAAAGATATAAGAAATGGAAATATGTCAATAGGTCCAAATGGAAACATACAATATGCAACCACTACAGTCAAGTTATCTAAACTATGTGTAATCGATATAGATGAAGGGCAAGACTTAGAAAAAGAATATATAGAAGCATTCGAAAAAATAATTCGTAAAACGGGAATTGATACATATATTGTGGGAGACAAATTACAAAGCATTTTAAGTGAAAAAAATCTATTTACTTATTTGGAAAATTCACAAGAAAACGAAAACATTATTAA